AAGCTTCCCACCAGGTCCACTCGGCGGCGCAGCGTGTTTTACCCGCCCCTCGGCCTGCCAGCAACAACCATATCGTCCACCAGCTGCCACCAGGTGGTATCTGGTGCGCATTGGCAATAGTCAACCCCTTCTGCCGGGCTCGATGTGCGCCACGGGCCTCAGGCGGTAGCAGCCCAAGGTTTGGACCCGTGCGAATGCGCTCCGCAAACTGCTCAACGACCTTTGGACTGAGCATCCTTTTGCCTTATGCCAAGCAAGTCGTCAAGCAAAGTCTTTGAAAAGTCGTGAATGTGGTCCACTTCGATCGGCCCGTCGTTCTTGCCCACCAATTCGACTTTGGCGTTCTCACGATAATCGCGAGGAAACCGCGCAGCCATAGACCGAGACCAAAGACCGGTGTTCAATCGCGGCCCGCCAGGCGATTCGACCATGTGAGTGTGACCCAAGTCTTCCCAGTACGACTGCGAAAGAAACATCGCATGATCCATGGCCGCTCGGAACTCGGGATATTCATCGCACCACCGAGTCAGCGTAGCATACGGGATATCCGTTGCGGCGACCATTTGCGCTTTGCTCTTGCCCTGTCGGCCAAGCTCGATGATCTTCTCGCAAATTGCAGGGTCGTACTTCGTCGGCCGTCCAAGGAACTTTCCATTTCCTTTTGGCGAGGGAGTTTTGGTAGTCATAGTCGTGGATTGTACGGCAATGGGTGGATGAAAGGACATAGGCTTTGCAACACACGCAAAGCTCACGGGTTACAAAAAAAGTTACATCTAGCAAAAACTCTATAAAAGCACACACACATATGTATATATATCTATCTTTTTAATTTAAAGTAATTATGTAACTTTGTAAATTTTCCAACAAAATCAACAACTTAACGAGTTACACTTTTCCTACAAAGTTACAGAAAGCCGTCAAATTTGCTCAATCTCACGTTTAATTGCGTCCTCAGTGTTCTTTGCAATAGTCGTGAGATCGCCATGGTTACGGTTTTTGTGCACCGAATTTGTAACCACAAAGAACGTGAATCGGTGTGTTTTTCCGCCTAGTTTGATGACCTTGTTAGGCTCCAGATCGCCGTGTGCCTGCAGCGCTTTTTTGATGTATTGGGCCTTGGGGCGTATGTCGTGGCCCCAACGCTCGCATAGAACAGCCAGTTGTGCCGCCGTGAAAGCTGCCACGCCTTCAAGGTGCTCGGTTACCCAGCCCGTGAGTTCAACGGCAAAGCTTTCCATTGGCGTTTTGCTTAACGCAATGGCAATGTCTTTGTACTTGGTTTTAGGGGCTGGCGCATAAGGATCGTAGTCGTGAATGTCGCGGTTCATGTACCAATTGAGCACCGCGGAAAAGCCTGACCCATTGTTTGCTCGAGCCCACCGCATCATGGCGCCTACCCTAGTTAGGATGTCCAGCTGGTTAAAAGTAGGGCACTTATAGATGGCTTCGCGTCGAGAGCTTTCACCCATATGGGTGATGTAAGGCTTATTGGATGTGAAGACATAGTTGACGTAGTTGCGTAGGGTGTATTGTGCGCCGTACTTGTTGTTGATCGTGATTTCCTTGCCGGTGATCAGGTTTTTCAGCTTTGCGCTGTGATCATCGCGATCGGATGAAGGCTCATTCACCACGACAAAGACCTTGCCCTTCATCAAGCCGTTAAAGTTGCCAAAGAGATCGTCTGGCCCCAACGTGGCAGCCGGTGATCCATCCCCATAGCCTAGCATCTCAGCTATGAACTCTGGAATGGCGGACTTGCCCATGCCTTCCATGTCGTGAATGAACTGCGGCGTGGTGTTGTTTCGCCGCCACGGCTGCTGGATGACATTGGCAACCCAGTCGTGCCAATACTCCTCAAAATGTGGCTCGGCCTGAAAAAAGTACTTGCAAAATTCCAAGTAAGGCCCAGGATCGCCGGCCATTGGCTCATGCGTCCACGGCTTGAAGAGGTTGTAACACTTGTCCGGCGTGATGGGCATGCCTTGGTGCTCGGGGTACATGCCAATGTGCTCCAGCTTGCAGCACCTAGGCCATTTCTTGTACTCGTCAATAAGAGCTATCTCACGACTACTGGTCTGGCCGTTCTGCTTTTGGATGACTTGAATGAAGTAATGCTGCGCCGAGTCAATCTTGGCCTTTGACCAGGGCAAAATAAGGCCATCCCGCAAGCGGATTACGTCCCCATTGTATAAGGCGTACTGCGTTTTGAACTCATAAAGCTTGGTTTCCAAGGTGTCGATGCCGTTCATCACCGTGGACGTCGCCGATAGTACCTGTCCTAGGTCCCCTCCACTCAGCAGGTGATCATCTATGGCGTACTTGCTACCTTTGCCTGCTGCAAACTTGCCCACTCTGCAAAGGTAGACCTCAGCCCCTAGGCCGCGAAGCGTAACTGCAAGGCGTGTTTCTGCCATGCCTACCTGCTCGTTAGGCTCCCCGTCGTCCTCCGCCCCATCATAGTCGAAGACAATGTAGACTTTGCGGTGTTTTTCCTGGAAGCTCGTTTTACGCTTCCAATAGATCTGCATCAAGTCCTTATGAAGATGCAGCCCCGTTCGGTCCGTCCAACTCGTAACCCCTGCCAAGCCTAAAGCTGCATACGGCAGCTGGTCAGCGGCAATCTTTTTGGTCAGTGCCCAGGTCTTGAACTCCCCCTCCGTGATGATGATTGGGACATCCACATCTTGGCAGACCTGCTTCCACCCCACCGTCGGAGGAAAGTAGATGTGGGACCCCGAGGCCCGTGCCTGAGAGTACTTCATCTTGCTCTTGGGCATGAGAAGCCTTACGCGAGTAAAGCCGGTTTCCTGCCCCTGGATGTCAAAGTACGGGAGCTTGATGCTCCACTCACGGGTGTGGCCTAGTACATCGTAAGTCTCATCGGGGTCGAGAAGCTCCAAGCCAAGCGCTGCTGTATCCGCCGGGGTGAACCCCCGCGCAGCAAGGAAGTCTTGATATAATGTTGCTGGTTGTGTTGTCTGCGCTGCAAAGCCGGTTGACATGCCCTTGGTCTCCTTACATGGTTAATCGCAGTTGCCATGATTTCAAAGGCTTGGAGTTGCTCAAACAGCTCCAAGCCTTTTTTCTTTCAACGGTCAAAGTGTTGCGGCCCAGACTGGGCCGTCGTTCATTGTACATCCACAGCCTATGGAGCCAAGGCAAAAAGTTGTGGTGCTCAAGTCTTGAGAAACGAAAGTGTACAGTTTCGTGAGTCTGTAACCCGATTCTTAAAACGCAAGTACAGAATTGTAAAATTTTCGCAAGCCTGTGTACAACTCACGAGAATGCGGCGTATAATGCTTTCACAGCAACACACCTCAGATTGCTGTAACAACCTACCTGATCTTTGAAAGGAACGCAAAATGGCACACATGATCGCAACCACCTCCACCGGCAAAGCTGCTATGGCCTACGTTGGTGACACCCCTTGGCATGGCCTTGGCCAGAAGCTGACGCAGGACTCCCCCATTGAAACCTGGGCCGAGGAATCTGGCCTGGACTTCCAATTGGCCACCAGCACTGTCAACTTCGACATCCCGCCCACGGCGTGGAACGGCATGCGTGCCGAGCGGCTGGCTTACCATGGCAAGAAGGTGATGTATCGCGCTGACACCAAGGCACCGCTGGGTCTGGTGTCCAACAGCTACAAGATTGTGCAGCCCATCGAGGTGCTGGAATTCTTCCGCGACATGGTCGGCACCATTGCCCACTTGGAAACAGCCGGCGTCCTCCGCGACGGCGCCCATTACTGGGCCTTGGCTCGGATGGATGGCGAGTTCGCCGTAGCCGGCGATAAGGTGCACCAATATCTCCTCTTGGCATCAAGCTGCGATGGCTCCCTGGCCACTCAGGCACGACTGACCAGCGTTCGCGTTGTATGCAACAACACTCTGCAGCTGGCCCAAGGCTCCGGCAGCGTGGTTCAGGTTCGTCACAACAGCATCTTCGATCCGGCTGCTGTCAAATCGCGGCTCGGCGAATTCAACGACGCCTTCAAGCACTTTGAGTCCACCGCCAAGGTCCTGGCCGGCATCAAACTCAGTTCGGCCCAGGCTCAGAATGTCTTCACCAAGATCCTTGGTGGCGATGAGAAAAAGCCAAGCCGCGCTGCAGCACGAGCCCTGACCCTCTTCGAAGGCGCAGGCATCGGCGCCGAGCTGGAGTCGGCCAAAGGCACAGCATGGGGCGCGCTTAACGCGGTCACTCAGCTCCTGGACTGGGAAACCGCCCGCACCAACGACGCGCGGCTGGCCAACGCCTGGTTTGGCGGCGGCGTGAACGTCAAGGCCAAAGTTGCCGAGGCGCTCCTGGCCTTGGCCTGATGTATAATTCACGGGAGGCTAGCAATAGTCTCCCATTCTTTGATTTTTGAAAGGTAGTTCATCATGACAGACAAAGTCCGCATCTCCAAGCATCATCTGGAGGCTCTGCTTGACGCCGTCGAGCAGTTCGAAGAGTACGCCACCAATGCAATCATTGCAACCGCCCCCAGCAACCAGGCGTTTCAAGTGTATCTCGATACGCGGCGGCCTATGCTTGAGTCGTTGCACAACATCAAATACGCGTTGAAGTTCAGGATTAACCCCGCCATCGTGGAGGTTTGAGCCATGAACATCATCACACATGTTGCTACGGTTGAAGGCGTCGAGCTTGACTGCGAGCTTGAGTTTGTCCCAGGCCAAACCGCAACGGAAATCGATCCCGCCTTCTCCGCCGAGGCCTACCTCATCACCGCTAAGGTCAAGGGCGTTGACATCCGCGAGTTGCTGTCCATAGACACAGTTGCAATGATTGAAGAGTCCGCAGTCCTCGCCTGTCACGACTAGGTGTATAATTGCTCTCAGCAGCAGTCACTCACCCGGCTGCTGCAACTTGTCCACCTTGTCCTCACCGTTGATTTTTGAAAGGTAGTACCATGAACATCTTCTATCTGCATCAGCTGCCGTTGATTGCCGCGCAGTATCACTGCGACAAGCATGTCGGCAAAATGCTTATCGAGTCCTGCCAATTGCTGGCCACTGCGCACCATCACTTTGGCAATGGCCACAAGGTGTCTTACCGCCCCACGCATGCCAATCACCCATCTGCCATCTGGGTCCGCCAATCCCGTCTTAACTATCAGTGGCTTAGCGACTTGGCTAGCGGTCTTGGCCGCCAGTTTTTTTGGCGCTATGGCCATGATCACAAGTCCCGCGGTGTGTGGTTCCGTGAGCTTATGTATGCCCCTCCTGCGATGATGGACTTGCCTTTACGCTGGACGCCGCCTACGTTGGCAATGCCCGACGAGTACAAGTCCGACGATCACCTGGCGTCTTACCGTAAGTACTACGCCAGCAAGGCCGCAACAATGCCCCTTGTGTACAACAAAGGCCGCAGCCCACAGCCGCACTGGCTGCAAGACCTCCTCCTTGAGGAGGCCATGGTATGAACTTACAGCATATTGACGTTGCGCAACTGGCGCTAAAAGCTGGTTACACCAACTATGATGCACGGTCGGAGCGGTTGCATGAGCTTGCAGCACTTATTGCCGCTGCACAGCGAGAGTTTGACGCCCAGCTGGTTGATGACAACGCTATGGCATGTGAAAAACCTGGGCCTCGTAGCATGCTGCAGGCCAACGCCGATGAAATTCGTAATGGAGGACCTATTGATGACTGGAAAGACGAACTTTGAAATGGTGGGTGAGTTTCGCAAGGCCATGCAATTGCCAATCGGCGCTACGCCTGCGTTTCTTACTCCGGCTGAAACCAGCTACTTTGCGCGGTTCATTCTTGAAGAGCTTAGTGAGTATCTTCGCGCCGTGGAGGAGGGGCACTTAGTCGACGCGGCGGATGCGTTGGTAGACCTGGTCTACGTTGCAATGGGCTGCGCACACGCCATGGGTATGCCTTTTGATAAGCTGTTTGACATAGTGCATCAGTCCAACATGCGCAAAGAACCGGCCAATGCCTACATACGCTCCGTGCGAGGCAGCCAGTATGACGTGGTCAAGCCTATTGGCTGGGTTGGGCCTGAGTGTGAAATGCAATTGCTCATAAGCGAGATGCAATACCGTGGCGTTAACGACATAAAATGAGCAGCACTATGAACATCAAAGACCTCATCGATAAGTACGTTGAAATCAAGGCTCGGCGTGAAGCCTTGTCTGAAGATGTACGCAAATGCACCAATGACCTTGCCGGTCTTGAAAAAGACATCATGGATTTAATGTCGCATGCTGGCATTACGCAGGCCGCCAGCGACAAGGCGTCCTTGTCCATGAAGCTGGTGCGGCACCCTGCCATTGATGACTGGCAGGCTTTTTACGGCTACGTTGCGCAAACTGGCCAATTTGAATTGCTGCATAAGCGGCTGTCCTCGACTGCATTCCGTGAGCGCTGGGAAGCAGGCGAGTCTATCCCCGGAACATCCACGTCGGATGTTTGGGAACTCAGTGTTCGTCGCAAGTGACATGTTACAAGGAGCTTAGATCATGTCGAAAAATCAAGTCGCATTGTTTGAAGATGAGTTGGCCAAAATGGCCGTGGACTCAGTGAAGGCGGAGCAATCCGGCCTTGGTGCTACCTTCCTTTCCACCAAAAGTGGCGTCCTGACCTACCGAGGCAACCCTATCACAGGCAATAAGCTGCAATGTGTGATTTTGCAAGCGCCAATTGAGCGGCTGTACTACGATACCAGGTATGACCCCACCAAGTTGGTTGGGCCAAAGTGTTTTGCCATTGCAGCCATTGCCACAGGCATGGGCCCGTCTGACCGCGCCGAAGGCAAGCAACATGACGCATGTGAAGGTTGCCCCAAGAATGAATGGGGCTCAGCAACGAATGGGGGTAAAGGCAAAGCTTGCCGTGAAACGCGCCGTTTGTTGGTGATTCCGGCTGATAGCATTGGCTCGGTTGAGGCTGTTCAAGCTGCCGAGGTTGCCGCGCTTCGTCCACCTGTTACCAGTCTTAAGAACTACAGCACCTATGTGCAGACGGTGGCAACTACATTGCGGCGGCCGCCTTTGGCTGTGATTAGCGAAATTGCTGTGGTGCCTGATGCCAAAACGCAGTTCAAGGTCACATTCAGCCTGATTAAAGCCATTGAGGACTCGGCGGTTATTAGTGCTCTTATGGAGCGCGCCAAGATTGAAACACAACGCGCCATTGAAACTGCCGGCGATGTCAGTGATGAGCAATCTTCTGACGCCCCTGCAACTAGCGATAAGTATTGAGTTTTTTGGGGGCTGTTAAGCCAGCATTCGAGGATGGCGATTCGCAGCATTTTCTGGCTTTCTGCTGCGACAAGTTAAAACCCAAATCGAGGCCTCCACCTCACTTTGACTTTTGAAAAGTAACATGATCAACCCTAAAACCAAACGTATTACAGTGCCGGTTTCACAAGACATAGACTTGATTCGTGACCGCATTCGCGCCGACACGGGCATCGACATGACCTATGCGCAAATATTCAACTTTCTAATTCATTTCTACGTTGAGCGTGCCAACGAGCCAAAAAGCAAGTGGAGGTCATTGGCATGAACATCGGTGACATTGTGCAAGTAAATCCTGACAAAGAGATGTTTGGTGCCTGCTTAGTTGTAGTCACTGAGGTCAAGTCTTGGGGCATCCAAGGCTATGTCCAAAATGCTGGTGTAGCTGGTCAGGCTTACATCCGTCTGAAGCACGAAGATTTCGAGCATACAGGCGGCACTGTTGTGTGGATCAGGGGTGAAGAATGACTGATCAACAAATGCTTGTGATTCTCGTTGACTTGTACAAGGCGCAGATAGCGGTGGCTCATGCCATGATGTATGCGATGAGCCAGTTCAACAAAAAAGATGACGAGTGGGTTTGGTACGCCCTGTTTTCGTGGTGCATGTACAAGGACATCAGAGATGACCAATGGGCCAAGTTCAAACACCACTATCGCGATGCGATGTTACTGAAGGAGGGTGTGAGCTATGACTACGTTGATTGAAGCGGCAAAGCAGGCGCTGGAGGCGCTGAAAACTTGTGATGGTGGCAAGTCATGGGCTGATCCATATCAGAGGTTTGACAAGAAGATGGTGGACAAAGCCATCACGGCCCTCCGAACCGCAATCGCAGAGGCTGAGAAGCCGGTGGCGTGGGTTAATCACGGTGAAAACATAATCACCCGAGTTAAAGGATGGGATGGCTATGGTGCCCTCTACGCAGCACCACCCGCAGCACAGCCATGCCCGACCTGCGAAGCATTGGCTCGAACAGTGATGATGGATCAGACTGGGAGAGACGCATGACACGACCAGACTACTGCCCTGTGGCCCAAGCGCCGTGTCAAGCAATGTGCGCGCTCAGTGATGTGCGGTGCCAGATTCGTGATACCCAACCCGCAGCACAGCCAGCACCTGTGCCCTCGTCATGGGTGGAAACCGTCGCGGTCAATCTCGTGCGAGAAGGCATCAACAAGCACAAGGCCCGTGAACTGGCCGCGCATTTTCATGGGCTTGCACATCAGCCAGCAGCACAGCAGAAGCCGGTGGGCGAAATGAAGGACTCCCAAATCATTGAGGGCATGGTTGTCCCCGTTGTACCTGTTGAGCTACCCGCAGGCACAAAGCTCTACGCGGCACCTGTGCAGGAGCCGCTTGGTTACTGGAACGCAGTCGAAGGCTGGGTCGAACTGCCGGAAGAAGCGCACAAGCCAAAGTGGCCACTCAAATACCAGTGGGTAAACGGTCGCGGCTATGTGGTGTGGCGAGATGTTTTTGAGGGAAACATGAAATGTCCCTTGGATGAAGCGATTGCGGCACATGCACAAGCGGTTTTTGTTGATGAAGGTGATGCAAAAGAGTATTGCACCTTTAAAAACACCGCCCCACCCGCACAGCGCCAGCCGCTGACGGAGGAGCGGGTATGGGAATTGGCGGCGAACTGTCTTGATAGCGTTGCTGGCAGGCTTCAGTTCGTTCGCGCTATCGAAGCAGCGCACGGCATCACAGGAGAAAAATCATGACTGAACAACCCGAAGCCCTACGGCTTGCTGATTGGTGCCGCACATGGAATACGACTGTGCACAACCAAGTTGAAGCCGAACTACGCCGCCAGCACGCGGAGATTGAGCGACTGACAAAGTTCTGTGACGAACTTAGTTGCGAGCTATCGGGCTTGCGAATGGCTGCGAGTATGCAAAAAAAGATTGACACACTCAAGGCGTGGGCCACGAAGCGGGCAAACCAAGACCTCAAGGAGGACACATGACCCGCGACGACATTATTGCAATGGCGCGGGAGGCTGGAATGGCGCTTGGGTTTACTCAAGGCATTGCGGTGATGAACCACGAGAATCTAGAACGCCTTGTCACCATTGCCGAAGACGCGCAAGCAAAGCGAATGTTTGAAGAAGGCATCGTCACCGTCGGATACATGCGTCATCAGGTCGCAGCCGAGCGCAACAAGCTGGCACAGTGGATGATGACCAAGGGCTACGCCACCGGCCACGGTGACACGACCGAAGACCTGCTGGACGAGCTGGATTGGCAGATCACTGAATCATGGTCGAAAGTTGTCGTCGCAGGCGTTA